GAATCGTCAGTTATATCTATAGCTAGTTTAGACCGACTATTATCATCACAAGGAAATTCACTTGCCACAATTGAAACGGTGTTGTCTTGATCAAGTGTTAGCTGTTCTACTAAATATATGTTTTGACTAATAACCGTTGATTCAATCGTAAATATCGTATTAAAGAAAGTGGCATCGCTTGTTGTCATATTTGTTACTTGCATTGATCCACTTACTACGTCATCTGAGGCAGGGGAGTAAAAAAGAACGTTATAGAAACCATCAACTAATGTTTGAGCGCTAGTTATTTCACCTGTTGTTGATACTGCCCCATTA